CTTCTCTTTGCTTGAGGCATAGGCGAACTAGGACTAGAAAACAAAAAGATTAGCTCTTGATTAGGCTTCAAAGACTTACGTATCCAAACATACTTATTGTATTCTTGATAGTCCCAAAATCTGCCTTTAGCTTCTAATAAGTATTCTACACCATCAATGGTCTGTGTAAAGTCTGGTTCGTATTTATGTTCTACAATGTAGTTAATCTTTTCGGAATGATGATTCCAAGATTTTAAAACTGAGTTATGTAATTGGTATTCCCATCCGGAGTCATATCCTTTAGGAACACCTTTTTCTACTGGCCTAACTTTACGTGGCTTTCTATAACCCCTCTTCACTTTGAAAATCCTTTAGGGTTACAGAGTCTAAATCCTTGTTTAGTCTTTTTAAATTTTTATAAAACCATCTTTCGGAGAAAGCGGACAGCATAAACTTTTTATTTGCATAGACATATTTTTGGTCCGGCATGTAGTCTTTAAAGTTATCTATGTTTACTTTTTTTCCCTCTTCATCCGGGATGAGAGATTTAATCCAGTCTACTGTAAGAGCTTTGGCTTTCTTTCTGTATCGTTTCGCTTCTTTACTATTCATATTACTTCTTGTACATTTGGTAGCTTCTCTACCTGAGTTAAATAAACCCTACCTTTTGCATACTCAAAGGTCCTCAAGCCCTGACCATCATTAGCATCTTTATGACATTCAAACTTATGAGGGCACCAATTACAGTCTCTTGGTAGTTTCATATTGCCTGAGACTCCATCCGGGATAGGCGGATAGCAGTAATTAGGCGGTGTCTTTCTTTTCATAGCCTGTTTAACTTCTTTAATTCTGTGAGTTATGTTTGGCTTTTCTAAATCATCCGGGATAAAAACAGTAAGCTCCCCGGTTTCTTTATTCATAACTAAGAAGCCTCCTTTGTTAGTCTTCTCTGCTTTCTCATAGCCGGCTAATTGAGACAAGTAACCAAAGGAATCGTTCTGAGCCAACGTACCATCTTTAAACTTTTTAAATGCGTAGCCTGATGCTGTCTTTACATCAATGACTTCACCATCTATTACGCTATCCATGTGTCCTTTGATACCTGAGACAGTTACTTCTTTCTGTTCTGACTCAACAACATGCCCGGCCAACCTAACAAAAAACAAAAGTAAAACCTCAAGTAAATGTCCATACAAAAACTTAATAAAGGTAGGAGCATCTATTTGTTCTTTCTCTTGCTCTGTGTTTAGGTCATACCATAGTCTACGTAAAGGTCTACCAATGTTAGACATACGTAATCCATTCTTAGGTCTATCGACAGGAGTTGCCCAATGTCTCAGAGCATCTTCCATATCCCGTCCAAACTGTTCATACATATCTTCCGGGATGTCGATTGCTTCATCCTCATTGAGAACTTCTATAAGTTCATATATATCTTGTACGAGGGTATCTAAAGTTTTATTCTTCTTCGTCATCCTTAATTTCCTTAAATGCTTTTATAACGTCCGTAGAAAAAAGCTTTTGTAAATTTACTAAGTACATACGACTAGCATTACCATCGCCACCTGATACAGTTTTAAACGTATCAAGTTTATCTACTATCTTTTTAAGTGTGTCTGTTTTAAAGACTAAGGTGCAATACTCTTCGTCACCTATACATAGGTTATGAAACCAGTAATCAGACTCTGTGGCTCTAATGCCGGAAGGTTTATTCCAACACTCATACTCAATGCAGATGTTACCTGTGTTCTGCCAAATGTCTCTTTCTGATTTTACTTCTACCTTTTTGTTCGTTAGCATTGCTGCTATCTTTTCTTCCCTGATTTCTCCGTAGGTTAAATCTAGGTCAAACTTCTTTCTGTTTTCTTTAGTGGGTTTCATACTTTTTAGAATATTGTTGAATTATATTTTTTGCTAACTTAAAATCTATGTTTTTCCATTCGCCTTTCTCTTCATTTGCAAAGAACGAAGCTATATTTAAAACTATTTTTTCAGCTTCTTTGGTATCGTCACTGGGGCAAATTTCTAAAAATTCATAATCTTTAAGGGGATTATGAGAATTGTACTGAGCCAAACGACTCTCAAGGTTAATGGATTTACCAAATTTAACCCATCCCGGATACGATGGAGTTGTAACAGTATAAATCCATCCTTTTTCTTTTTTAGGTTGTGTGCTACAACAGTTGGCCCCATATTTTTTTTCCATAATTTTTTTTAAACCGGGAGCCGATAACTGTCTTTGTGTCTTTTCTAAAAGAAACTGTGCCCCATCCCTAAGAGAGAAGCGACCATTCAAGATTTGTTCTTCAACTTTTTTTAAAGCGTTTAATTCTTTTTCTATAGGCTCTAACCTATTAGTATTTACATTTAATTTATAGCCAAAAGGAATCGAAGAAGATGTTCTGTGAGTATAAGGCAGATGTAAAGATTCCTTTTCAACTTGTTTCATTAATGTTTTTATAAGCTTTTCTTTTTTACGAACTTTTTTTATTTTTTGTTGTAAAGTGTCTTTACTACCAAAAGGTCTTCCTGATTTTTTTTTCGGAGTTCCGTCTTTTTTTAAAACGAACAAGCCATCAATATTTTTTTGATAATTATCTGGATTTATATCCCAATCTTGTAAGACTGTGTTAGTGGGTTTCATTCCAACTATCTCCTATCTTATACTCACCGGTAAGTGGGCATCTTAGGTTGTACTCTTTAGATGCTTGTTCTATGCACCTAACTGCTAGGGCTCCTACGTGTTCAGCTTGTTTCTCAGGGACCTCTACTTGCCATTCATCGTGGATATTACCTACGATTTTTGCAGGTATAGTTTGTAATCTTAACATGTCATCAAAGATTATCAAGGCCTTTTTCATAGCTATTGCACCCCCGCCTTGAAGTAAAGTATTGAGAGCAGCATGTTTATGTCTCAACCATATCTTACGACCATCTAATCCTTTGAGGTATCCTTTTGTAGCCGCTCGGTCAACTCGTTCTTTAAGAGACCTAAATGAAGGTTGACTATCGAGGAAAGATTCTCTAAGTCGTTTACCATCTGCTCTGCTTCCTTGCACGATTGAACCAAGCTTCTCATCTCCCGCTCCGTAAATGAGGGCATAGATGAATGTCTTTGCCTTATCTCTTGATTCAAGTCCTGCAGACTTTTGGTTAGCTGTATGTATGTCTCCGTTGATAATTTCATTTATGTATTCCTCGTTAGCCATATAGTGTGCCAACATTCTTAATTCTAAACCACTAGCATCTATACCTACTAGCTTATGCCCATCTGATACAGTCCAACAGGCCCTACACTCAGTACCAAAAGGAGAGTAGACTCCCGGGACTTGAGCCATGTTCGGATTCCTATGGGACATTCTCCCGGTTATAGCTCCGGTTGAAATAACAGCCCCATGCACTCGTCCATCTTCTTCAACTGCTTCTACCCAAGACTTCACTTGAGCTAAACGCTTTTGATAAAGTAAAAAGTCCGCAATTAGTTTAGCTTCCTTTATATGTGTTATCTTCTTTAAAGTATTTTCATCTACGATGGGTTGGCCTGTAGGAGTAAATCGTTTTGGTTGCCATCCGAAGTCAATCAAATATTCACCTATCTGTTTACGAGAACCTAGATTAAATTCTTGTAGATGCTTTCGCATGAAAGGCTTTGTATCTCTTGTAGATACTCTTGCATTATATTCCTCTTCGCTTAAACCAACCTTGGATAGAGTACCATCTGTTTTTAGTTTAGGGGTAACGAGTTTATCATCTACCCATTTAGGTTTAAACGTAGCATGGACCTCTTCAACAGTCTCTTTAATCTTACAATTCAAATCAGCAAGAAGAGTCATGGCTTGTCTCTCATCAAACATAAAACCATTCTCTTCTTGTTCTCTCAGTATGTACGTAACTTGATGTTCAAGATTAATACTGTCCATTGAAAACCCAACAGATTCTTTCTTAAGTTGTTCAAACAAAACTTTATTTAAAACAACATCTTGTACACAATACTTAAGAGTTTCCTTTGTGTAGTTAGTGAAGTCTTCGGGAGGAGTAGACTTCGCAACTCCAAGCTTGTTACCCCAAACCTCAAGAGAATGGCCTTTCTCCCTTACAGGATTTAAAAGCCTAGAGAGGACCAGAGTATCAATCACTTTATCTTTATGCCAAAGATTGACTCCATGTAGTTTATGGATAGCCGGCATATCAAACCCAATAATGTTATGTCCAATGAGTTTATTTGCCCGGGATAAAAACTCTATACCTTCTTCAATATTTCCATCGATAATGTCGAAGGTATAGTGCTTATCGTTTTCGTCTATAGCTGCAATACAATGTATCTCCGTTGGGGTCAACGAGTCTGCTTCTATATCAAAAACTAATTCCATAATTAAAAGGGAACATCCTCATCAGTAAAATCGCTGTTGAGAAGTTCGGTATCTTCGTACTCAGATAATCTACCTGTATCTTTATCATACACTAAAGATGTGGCTAAACCAACATCCCCGGTGTATCGTGATTTAAGAATCCGTAGTCTCGTTGTACGAGCTTCTAACTCATCTTCTGATTGTTGGTTTCTTTCTAGAGCTATCACACAATCAGAGAGTTGGGCAATCGCATTGGAGCCTCGTAGATGGGAGAGGCTAACATGGACTCCGTTTTCGTGACCTTTATCCCCTGATACTCTACGTAAGTGAGAGACTAAGATAATACCGGCACCAGTTTCCTCAACCAAGCTTCTCAGCCTAGTCATTATGGAATCAATTGCTCTACGTTCATCGCCTTCTGTTGTGGCGGATACGAGCATGTGCAAGTGGTCTACGACTACCCAACGACAATCACAACCGACAATCAAGTAGCGAAGCTTAGAGAATATGTCTTCAATGTCATTGGTCCCGAAGTGAGCATGTATAAATACTCTATCGGACCCAAAGGTTTTATCAAACATACTCACCAGTTCGCCTTCTTCGTAACTGTCCCTGATATGGTCAATGTAGAGCCGAGCATCAGCTTCAATAGATAAGATACCATCGACTGTCCTTCGCCAATCTTCTTCTAGGGCTATGATACCCACGTTATCGTTGGTCTTATTAATTAGCCAATGCTCTAGCTCCCGGGTAACGGAAGACTTACCAAGGCCCGTTCCGCCTGTCAAAGTCATTAGTTCCCCTTGTCGAAGCCCAACAAGTTTTTTGTTCAGTCCATGCCAAGGATAGGGTACACTTTCTTTCTTTTCACGTTCTAAGAAAGAATTTTTCTTGTCGGACACTCGGATAATACCACTAGGAGTATATACCTTCGCATCCCACCAAGCTCTAGTAAACTCACCATGTAAGTTTTTTCTAAGCATATCGTTAGCATCCTTGTGACCATTCGGGATGGTAGCGATACGAGCCTTACGTGGTTTGATTATACTAGCAACCTTACGTGCTGCTTCCTTTCCTTGTTTGTCATTGTCAAAACAAATGACTACGTTATCAAAGCTTTCAACGTATTCGATGTTATCTTTGATGTCCCGGACTGCTCCTTGAGCTCCGTTCTTGATGGATACCACTGCCCACTTAGAACCAAGAAGTTCATAAGCTGCCATAGCATCGCATTCACCTTCAACGATAGTGAGGTACTTCCCACCCTCTTTGAAAAGCTGTTGTCCGAACAAGCTTGCACCTGTCATGGTCCCTTCAAACTTAAAGTGTTTATCCTTTATGTATCGAACCTTAGTCCCGACTTGCTCGTTGTTTACATGATAGGGGTATCTGTGTTGAGCTATTTCGCCTTGAGCGTTGTAGATAACCTTAACCCCATACTTCAATGCTGTATCTTTTGAGATACCTCTATCAGACAAAGGAGCATATATTCCATTGTCAAATGTTTCTTTCTGTGGTGGTAATGGTGTTCTAGTCATAGGTGTAAAACTTTCCTCCTTACTCTTTGGTGCAAACTTACCACATGAAAAACATTTTGTAGAACCATCTTCATTAACAGCAAGTGCATCACTACTGCCACAATCCGGGCATGGTTGATGTACTTTAACAAAATTTGGATTAGTATTCATATTGTGCATAAAAAAGGCTAGGTGTCTCATGCACAGAAAGACGACCTAGCCCGATTAAAATTTTCCTAAGATTCTTCTTCTGTGCTTTCAGAATCCGTAGGCTGTTCAGGTGCATCAGCACTATAAATTTCTACGATTTTACTTGAAAAGAAATTAATACCTGCCTGTAACTCTTCCAAGTCAAGAACAGCATCTACTTTCTTTTGGTTTAATCGTTGCAATCTTCCGAAGACTTGTTGACCTTCTTCAGGTAAATCTTCTACAAAGACTTGCACATCATCTATAGTGATGAAGGGTTTATCAGAGCCTTCAATGACTGTCGTTTCGTCTGCCATTTAAAACTCCTCCCCATCACCGAATGGATTGAGTTCGTCACCATCCTGTGATTTCATGGGTACTAAATCAAGAACCTGCATAGCCTGAAAGTCTAAGCTAATACCTGATTTCCCTGCGTATTCCCAAGGATATTCATTGTATTGAACTCTAACCTCAGAACCATTACCGACTGTTACGTCCATAGGCTCTTTGGATTTATTGAAAAGTTTAGGAGCTGAACGAGTTCCGTTCTTACCATTCACTTTTCTTTTTATGGTGACAGCTTTACCTATATATTGAGGAGTACCATCATCATCTTTCAAACTAAAGTCCTTAACTTTAATTCCTCTAGCCTGAAAGTCTTGAGCATCTTCTTCACTAATTACTAGGTCTACTGTGTAGACTGGTTCAAAAGTGGTATTGGGAACTGTGACGCTCGCCCAATACGCTTTGCCATTTGCAACTGCCATATTTTTCTCCTTATAGCTTTTTAATTAATGTTGCTTATTATACCTGCTACCTTTCGGTAAGTCAAGTGTTTTTTCAAAAAAGTCTAAGACTTCTGTTGAAACTGTTTGTTCATCAAAGTGAACTAAAAATTTATCTTTCGCTACCCACTCATTCATAAAACCTGATTTAGTTTTATAGAGTTCTTCTTCATTCATCAATGTAAACTCTTGCCATGAGCGGAACTGGTCTTCATTAAGTTCGTGTGTCGTCATAGTTAGCCTCGCAGTAATTTGATTGGTAGCTTACAGCCTTGTTTGTCGTGTGTCAAGCTAAAAGAATTTAAATACTTTTCGATAGCTCTTTGTAGCTTTCCGGGAATGTTTCTATTAAAACTTAAATTAATTATTTCTCGGTCAGCCACATCATAACTCGCTACAAAAGCATAGTCTCTTCTCAAATTAATATTAGCAATATACTTTGCTAAGTTCTGTGTAGGTCGAGGGCAAGAAGCAATAACCTTATTAGGAACAGGAGTATCCTTTATAGGGGCAGTTACTACCTCTTGCTCTCTTTCCTTTGGAGTGGAAATCTTTTCGGGAGGTGGTGCTGAAACTTCCGAAGGGGGGAGAGTCGTTTTGACACCTTCGGTTATAATTGGAGGAGAGGTAGTCTCAGCACCTTGACTTTGTTCTTTTGCAATTCTTTGAGATTGTGTATCAAAGAACATATTATAAAATGATTCTGCAGCATTTTGAGTCTCACTTAATTGTCTTCTAACTTCTTCTATCTCCTGTGAATTATCTTCTATCTTCCTTTCAAGATATTCAAAATCTGTTGAATTACTTTGGACATATTGTGAGATTTTAATTAAATCATTATTTAATTTATTGATTTTTTTGAATTGTTCTTCTTGATAATTAGAGTCTTCGATTGCATTGAATATAAACAATCCAAGAACAAGAAAATAAACAACTATTAATGCGTAATCTGATGGTTTCATATCTACTCCTAGTTAAAATATTTATGTAAACACTTCCTCTTGTCTTCATAACTTGCTATAATATCTAGCTCACCTTCAATGGTAGCCATGATATCGGGATGCTCTGCAACCCCAACAGGTTTGCCTAGCAATACTTCAATGTTCATTACGTGACTCTGAATCTTAGCTTCAAAAAGATTATCCAGTCCTTCTATTATTCTATCCTTTAAACTCATTTCTCTTTACCTTTCTTTTTAGTTTACCTCGCCAGTTCTTCTTCCAGACTTCCATAGTACCATCGCCAAAATGAACTGTCAAGACTCCATGATTTGCATGGAGAGCAGTTATTCTATCACGTTCTTGTTGCTCTGCATAGAGCTTGTGTATATCATATTCTGTCATGTGTCCACCACTCAGGTTTAGCTCTGCCTTTTTCCCATTTAGCATAATGCTTTTCATTGATAACATACCTACGATAGGCAACAACAGGGTCTTCATGTTTGTATTCATCAGGCATAGCTTGTGCCGGTAATGTCATTGCATCTATTTTAATATTCTCAGGTCTACATAGTAAAGGTTTTGCAAGTTTAACTATACTTGCATGTTCTCTACCATATCTATATTTATACTCTTCACCTAAAGCTAAAAAGTGTTCATACAACCACATATAATTTGAACTAGATTCTCTCGCCCAAATCGTACAGGGATGATTCCAGTATGCTCGTTTGTAAAGTCCATTAGCATCTGCATAGTCGTCACCATCAAGCTCTCTATGAGCAGTACATAACATCTGTGCTGTTTCCAATGGCATCTTCACTAGCATCTTATCAGGCTGTGCTTGTGCTGATTTTTTAAAACTATTAGCTTCGTCTTTATCATAGAAATAAAATATGTTCATTCCAATATCTCCACTCCATACTCTAAGTCTTCAAAGTCTAGCAGCTCAATAACTTTCGCTCTGACTTCACTAAACGTAGGATGATAATTGAATACTATGGGTTCAATGTGGACCTTGACTGCCTGTTCAAGACCTATCCACTCGCTGACTTTTTCTAAACCAAAACGTCTAAACTCTTTCTCGTCTGTGTTTTCGTCTGTGCCTTCAAACCCGGCAAAGTCTCCGTAGAAACCTTGAGGTTTGATTATTCTGATAGGCTCATGGCCTCCATACTTAAAACTAACAGTTTTTTTCTGTTGGATAGCTTCAATTACTTCTAATGTCATTTGTGCAATGTCGGGCATGGTTCCTCCTTATCTTTATCTAATAGTTTCTTAATTTCTAAAGCTTCTGTCAAGCTTAAATTGTAATGCTCTCGCAACCCATCTAATTTAAAGTCTTCATTGACTTCACGTTCTAGCCTTCGAGCATCAATTAAAATTTTATATTTCTTTTTCAAAGTTTTATTGACCTTTCTTAATGTAACTATATTTTTCTCTATTCCATTGAAGCCCTAACAATTCTGTTAGTCTAAATTTCAAAGTATCTAAATTACGAACATCACTGAGCCATATGTCTTGACATTCAAATAAACTACTCAACATGGAGTCTAAATCATTTGTTAGTTTTCTATACTTTTCTAACTCTTCGGGAGTTAGCTCAATAGTTGTTTTAGTTTTTAAATGTTTTACTTTCATTTTCCTTGCCCCCTATAAGGCTTGTGGGTTTCTTTCTTACGTTTCGACATAGTAGAAGT